TACGTTATCCCCTGATACATAGTGGCCTGTAAGTGTCGGATGAGCGGTGTCTCCACAAGTAGATGCATGACTTTCTGCATTATCTAGAAGCAATGTGCTCCATAAAGTTGTCTCTCCTACATAAGGAGTTATATCTGACATACAATCCCCAGCCCCTCCAGTTGACACACACCCAGTATCGTTGCACTCAGCAAGCCCAGTGTCTCCCTTTAAACTTGCATAATCACTTACGTAAGTAGGCAGCAACCCTAACATACTTCCTATAAGATTTACATAAATCATATGCCTATGCCCCGCCCCGCCTTCATACGTAGGGACGGTTATATTAGAGTTCTCATAATTTATACCTAAAATACTTTGATTTCCATCTGTTAAAGAATAGAAAGGCAGGAAACCTACAGATGGACGATCTGTCCCTGGGTAAGGTCCTTGACTTAATGGGAAAATAGGTGTCCCTCCAAGATGTGTATTATTTAACGCACTAACAAGAACAATAGTTAATATACTATTAATATCTACGGTGTTTTTTAGGAGATCTAAGAAGTCTTCCTGATGAACCCCTATGGTTGGTTTTCTATTTCCATTTTCCGTTGAAGCTCTAAACCCCTCTGTAGCTACAGAGTAGTGTATAGGTAGACCCATAGGGTTAGGTAACGAATCTACAAATGGGGTTGTGTCTATACCAATAACTCCCCCACTATCGGTTGAAGTAGCTGATATTTTATTGGTGAGTACGAATTTAAGATTGGCCGTCTTATATGCCCTATTAAGGTTAAAAACTATATCCTTAGCTACCTCTACACTGAAACTATGTTTATACTCGATAACACTATCGGGCCCCATATCATTAGCCACAACAAACAATATAGGTATAATTACCTCTGTTGTTGTGTCGTTGGACCCCTGTAAACACGCTAAAGTATAACTCTTAATGCTTTCGAAACTAGCTGGTACGCCTAAGTCGTTTATTAAAACGTCTATGGAAGCGGTTATATTCCCCTTTTTAAAAATCATATTTAATTTTCTAAACTCTCTAGTAGACTCTTAGCTAACAATGCTTTCTCCAGCGCATCTTCCTCGCAATCATCTGCAAGTAGGTTTATAGACGAAAGTGTCTTAGACACCAAGGCAGAGGTCATGCAGGTATTTTTGAAGGGCATTGTGTACTCTCCGTGCATATCTGTTAAATCATTCAAGGCATATACCCTTATGTTGACCTGATATAAAGTATCGTCTAAGGTACTTAATTCTGACGATATTCCCAACTCCTGGTTAAATGTTTCTGCAGGTATTGAAAGTTTAAATCCTTTAAAACTTTCCTCACTTGGAGTAAACATAAATCCCTGGAAGGTGTCTAAGGAGAAAGTGCCTTCATGTATGGTTATATTCTCAGATGTACCCATATAAGCTTGAACACTTATATCAATAGATATATCTTCTTTGTAGGGGTAAATATTGATAGTCCCCCACCCACCTAAATTGTCTTCAGAATAATTTCCTGTTACATCTTCTATAACAAGATTTCTACAATCATCTGTAGTATGTACTTCTAATCTTAAATCTAAAGCCATTTTTTGGGTATTAAAAAAGGGCAGACAATATGCCTGCCCTTTGGTTATATAAGTAAGTTAGTTACTATGAAGAGAATATGTTAGCTGCATCAGCAAAGCCTAAAACTTTATCAAGCTCTACACCGCCTGTTGCTTTAGGCATTGCAATAATAATCTGACATCTTCCTACACCTGCTCCTGCAACTGCATGAGAAGGTCCTGGAATAACACAATCTAAAGACGCTACATCATAATCACTACCAGCTAATGCGTTTAAAACTACTAAATCCCCATTATTAGGAACTGTACCGTGACGGTAAGGAGCTCCTGAAGAACCTACACCAAACCACTCTAGCTCTGCAACCTCTCTCCCGTGACCACTTCCGCGATCAGCACCAGAAACAACGTTTGTTGCTGCTGCTACAAATCCAGTAATGGTTACATCAAACAAAACCATAGTGTCTGCGTGAAGACCTAAAGACCATGTTTGAGGTTGTCCTACGATAGTCATACCATCATTACCCGCCGTGTGTGCTGCAGATACCTTATCTTTAGTACCTCCTGCAAGGTTAATCTGAGTCTCAAAATTCTCTAAAACCTCTCCAGCTGTAACTGTATTACCAGTTGTATACTCAAAGAAGTATTGATCTGATTGATTTGAAAACAACTCTACATTATGCTTAAAGTTGATTCTTAAAGTATAACGAGTATTTGGAGTGTCATCACATAAATCTAACGTAGTTGTTTGCTCTACTCTAAGTACATACGCCTTACCTGTAACATTAGCTGCTTTAAATTCTACTAAAGGAGAGAAACGAGCGTTACCGTCTGCATCTTTCATACCAAATTGAACAAGTGTTCCGTCAACAATAGCTGCGCCAGTAGGAACTACTGCGCCGTTTTTGTCTAAAATAACTAGCTCGCCAACCTCACTGGCTGCCAAGTTTTCGCTTATATCTGGATCTACCGTAGATACAAATACGTGCATTGAATTATCTGCTTTATACATTTTTTTCTATTTAAAAATTAATTAATTGTTGTTAAGATAAACGGTATGTAACACATGATCCGTCTACATTTGTTAGTCTGGTCATGAACATAGCACTTGAAGATCCCCCTGCAGTTGCAGTTTCATTGTCAGCAGCATTTGCTGCAACAGCCCCACTACCGAACAGCGAACAGTCCGCAGTTCCTGTAACTACAGAATTATGATTAACTGTTGTTGCGATATTTATTACATACCACACAAAGCTATCTCCTATTGCTTTATTTGCACCAAACAAACCAGCTATAACTGCCTTTGCAGGCATTGTTATAGTATCAGTAGAAGCGTGGTTAGGAGTAGCAACTACTATTCCATTTGCAAGCATTGCTGCTGTTAATACAAAAGCTGCATTACCATTAGTACCTAAAGGGGCAGGCGATGTAATTACAGTTGCGTGATTTAAAATACCCGTATCAACTTTTGATGTAAGTACTCCTGCTGCCTGCGCTTTATCTCCTAAACTTAATGCACTAGTAATTGCTATCGCACCTGTGATTGATTGAGCTACCGAGTCAGTTTTACTGACATAATCTCCCACAAGACTATTATAGTCTTGAGCTCTAACGAGAGTGTTACCAACCGATCCTCCTTTATTACTAAGAGGGCCAACGTTAGCATTTGTTATTTTTAATATTCTTGCCATTTTATTTTATTCTATTTCGTTAAGTTCAGTTTTACTTGACTGGTATCTTGGGTCTTCTATATTTTCCAAAGCCTCAAGAACAGCCATCCTTACAATCTCTCTATGTGTGTATTCTGCTAAAGAGCAATCTACAGACACTCCGTCTCCTGTGTTTAAAATAACAGAGGTAGGAGTTGAGACGTATCTTAAGTGGTACTTGTGTACAGTCCCTAAAGCGATTATCTCAAACGTATCCCCTGAATAATCCAACCTATAGGCTATTTTATTAGAGATCCGTTTAAAAGGATCATCCATAACTTTAGTGTATCTATCGTAAGTCAAAGGTTGTACAGGAATTCTGGGGTCTCCATAATTTAATGTACACTCCTCACTTAAGGCATGCCTATAATCATCGGGGAGTCCTATAAATTGGCCTCCGTCTTTGTTGTCAGAGGTAGCAACGTTAGGTGTTTCCGCGTAGTCTTTTATAAGATTACGCAAATCATCCCTCCGCTTCTGATCCTCTTCAAATCCTGTCTTACGAACATTATTACCAAACATACGTTTAGTGATAAATCTATCGATAGCAGCATTTAAAAACAAATCTACTTCAGCTGAAAGAAAGGCTGGGGCGGACCCAGAGTCCGCCTTATCCATTAACACCCTAAATTCTCTATGCATTTCTCCTATAGTCATACTACTTACTTATAGAAAGTTTACCTTTTAAGTCAATATACACTTCCTGATTGTCAGGATTTTGTAAGTATTCTACAGTCTGTTCTCTAGTAAATCCTACAACATCCCCACCTGGTAAGGTGAATTTAGTACCACTTTTAACCAAAATTCTTTCTGTTAAGCAGTCATCAATGAATGCTCTCATTTCGAATGTTGGGTCTTCAATAGTATCTAAGAAGTCTTTAGGATTCTCGGTTACGATTCTATCAAGCTGTGCTTCAATAAAATCTACAGATGCAGCATCTCCTGCACGTTTACCCATTACCTTAAGAACATTAGACATCTCTGTTGTAGACATGTTACTAAATCGTTTGTAAGCCTTACGTTTAAGTTTAGACTTCTTATTTTCTACCTTGGCTTCTTGCTCGACCGAAGTCATTATGTATTCCGCGAATGGAGAGTCGAATCGCTCTAATTCCGAGTTCGCAACGCGCTGATGCGCTTTAAGCACTAAGTAGACTAACTCATCATCTGGGTTTGCCATTATAAGTTGCTTTCCATCTTTAGGGACGTCTATGAAAAATTTATTCCAATAGTCACCATTGTATCTAGAAAGTGTTCCCGAAGACATATTCATCTTCTTTTCAAGGCGACGTTCGTCTACCTCTGTAAGCCCAGTATTCAGAATTCCAGTTCCACGCTGAGATTGAACTGTCAATCTCTCAAAACATCTAGAGTAACGAATACTCCCGTCGTGATCGTCGGGAAGCCATCCGTGCTTCTTGATTGGTTTTAACGTTACTTTATCTAAAACTGCATTAGAAACACCATCTCCCTCCATCGCTATAGTGGTAGAGGTGTTACCCTCTACCGCTGAAGCATTCTTTGCTTTCGCCATCTTTTGTGTTTTCAAATTAGTTCTTTATTTTTAAATTGTAGAGTTGTAGATTAATTCACAACACGACATAGGGTTTGCGATAAGTACACCTTGCTGCGCTTGTGCGAACAATTGGTAACCATCTACCGAAGACGCTGATCCTTTTGAGAACGACGTGTTAGGTCCTAGTGGTGAAGTAGATCCAGCTACGTGCCACATAAGTTCCTTACGGCCCTTAGGATATACTCTTTTGATGTTCTTCTCTCCACCTGACGTACCCATGTTAAGGATAGTGTAACGGTAAGATTCAGTATAACCACCTTTTGGGTGAGCAATACGGTTACGAACTTCATTATCATATAATGGTAAATGTACTAAAGTAAATCGGATACCTTGTGGTCCCATGTACTCTTTATATTGACCTTGGAATGATAAGTTTTGACCAGAACCTCCTACACGCTTAGAATCCAATGGTTGGAAACGAGCTGCATGATTTTCTAATGCTCTGTGGAATTGTACCATACCACGCTCTCCTGTAAAGGCAACGAAGTGACGTTGGTCTTCTGGAAGAATGTTGATAGATAAATTCAATAATACATCTTCTAAGAAGTCAATTGTAAACTCGTTATAATTGAATTTGTAAGAAGGTGAAATTTGCTCACGGATACCTGCACCCTCGATGATTGGAGTACCAGACTCACCCATCATGTTGTAAGTACCATTCGCTTGTTTGTTAGATTTAGAGAACCATAACATACGTTCTTTCTCCTTAGCCCATTGACAAATGAATTCCCATTCAGCATATTGAGTCCAAATCTTAGAAGTCTTGTTAGACTTAGGATCTAGCATTTCAATAACTAACGGACGTTGGTGCATGTTTCCAGGCACTGTATAAGTCTTAGACATGAAAGATAGAGAGTTTCTCATTTTGAACGGAGAAGTATAGCTTGTTTCACCATAAGTTCTGTTTAATGTTCTTTCCTGTGGAGAGTACTCTTTACTTACTTTAGCTCCTGCAACCATCAAAGCGGGCGCAATATCACTAGTAGTAAATACCATTGGTTGACAAGGGTATATCCAGTGAGTTCCTGACATATAAGGTTCTTGCATTACACGTAAAGCTGTCTCACCATCATCTAAGATAAGTTTATCAGTTTTAGCGAAATACTTTTCCCCTAAAGTTAAAAGGATTATTGTACCGCTAGCACCCCCTGTAGAATCAACTATAATAGGTAAAGCTTTCTCATCATCCCCTTTCAATAACCACTCGAAGTCGTTATCATCTGGAAGTTCTTGTTCACCACCACCTATTGAAAGGAAGTAGTCCATACCAGCGTACTGGTTTAGCCCGAACACTCTACTAATGATATTGGATACCAATGTAGGTTCTTGAGCGAATACACTTCCTAAGTGGTTTTCAGTTGTTAAACCAGACCAACTCTTCGGAGCGTACAATTGTAAATTACTAATTGCGTTTGTTGCCATTTTTAATTAATTTTAATTAATCGATTGTTTATATAAATATTAAGCATTTCCTAGGTAATAGATTTTCTCATTGTGCCAAAGTCGACATTTTTTGAGGTTCCTCTACTTGGTCTGGATCCCGCTTTCTTGGTACTCTTAATTGCGTCTGATAACTTTTTAGTTGCCTTAGTCGTTGACTGGCGTTCAAAAGCTGAAAAGTCCCACTTAAGTATTGTTGCTAAATAAGCTATCTTTAGATCGAACTCAGGATCAGTTTCCCTAGCTCGCATTATTTCATTTTTACCATTTCTGTCTAGCTTGGTAATACCCTTATACAGCTCTTCCTTATCTTTAACGGATAATTCAAATCCAGGGATTATTTCCTCTTTAACAGATATATGCTCTTTAAGGTCACCCAACCATTGGGTATGTGCCTCTGCTTTTTGCTTTTGAGCATTCTTCTGAGTAACTATCAGATTCTCTTTCTCTACTGCTTGCATCTCCTTCAAAGAATCTAAAGCGTCTTCAGCTTCTTCTAATAAAACACCTGTATCTTCATATCGGTTAAGCTTCTTAGCTATACGGTCCTCAGACCATCCGCTTCTAGATAATAAATCCTTAACAAGCATTTTCTGCATGTTAACGTTTTCTTCTAAGCCTTCTCTAGACACATTACCATAAGACTGCTCGTTAGCGCTTAGGTTTATAAGATCGTGCATCGAAACTCCAGCCTCGTAGTTGTCTAATAAATACTTAACTTCCTCTGGAAGGGAGTCTTTATATTCAACCACTTTATTATCTATTGTTTCCTGTACTTTATTAAGAACCCATTCCTCAGAGTCTTCGAAGTCTTCATCCTTGAAGTCTATAAGACCGCTTTCTCTTTGCAATTCAGCAAAGACTTTTAAAACATTAACATCTTCTTCAGCGTCTTCTGTTTCTTTAGCTGCCTCAGGAGCTTCCTCCTCAGGGTCTTCTTTTTCTTCTTCCTTCTCTGCTTTAGGCTCTTCCTCTTCTTTACCCTCTTCAATAGGGTCTTCTAAGGGAAGTTCGTCCACTTCTTTGATTGCAAGGCCAGGCTGAAATATCCCTGGTTCTACCTCTACTTCTAAAGCGTCGGTACCTTCTTCTTTTTTAGCAGCAGCTCCTTCTGGGGCAGTAGCTATACCTTCCAGTACGCTTAAATCTAACCCTCCTAAAATATCATCCTCTCCAAATGCCATACTAATTTATTTAATGGTTTAACAAAAATATACATACATTCCCACATACACAACCCTTTTTACTAGGGTTTGTGGAATATTGTCTGAGTTTTATAGCTAAAACATAATCTTATAGATTATGTTTTGCTACCACCCTTTCTTATCTTCTCTCTTTCTATAGTCTCTTTAGACTTTAGCTTTTCTCTCTCTAAGTCGCGCTTAGCCTTGTTTTCTTCTCGAGCGTTGTCAACCTTTACCCTGTCTAAAGATAATTTAGCCAAATCAATACTATCTCTAATTCCGTTGTCATTAACGTCATTATCCACAGCTTTAGCCATGATATTCATCTGAGCTATCTCTAGCTTCGTACGATTATCTTCAGAATTTCTAGCATCTTCTCTACCTTCTTTCTCTTGCTCTAATTGGAGCTTAGCGTGTTCAAGGTCTAGTTTAGCTTGCTCAGACTGCTGCTGCATTTGAACTGCCTCTTGCTGCTGTTGCATTTGCATTTGCTGCATCTGTTGTGCTCTTTGTTCTGCTTCGGCCTCAGCTTGTTTAAGACCTTGTCTAAGATCCGCAAGAGAGGTTGCGTTATATACTTGTGCAACATCTGATAAAGTCATTTTGTCGTTCTGAAGAGCCGCATGCGTAAGCTGCTTGAGCGCTTCGATTGCCATATTATCTTTAGCGGAGTTAGATACAAATAATCCATACTCTGAATTACTGAAGTCTGTTCCGTTAATCTTAAAGAATATGTTAGCCATATCGTCAGTCATATACTGAAGACGTTTAGTCTTCCCTTTATAAACATCCTTAGCTACGTTAAGTAAAGTTTCCATAACTCTAACCTTAGTCTGGTTATGAACCTCGAACCATTTCTCTGTAATGTGAGAAGACTGTACAACAGCTCTCTCTACGTTACCTACTAACTCGCTAGTAGATACTGCACCCATACGCTGAGGTGTTACCCCTGCAAGATTACCTATCTTCTGTTCTACAAAATCTAGTAACCCTATGTGTTGTTGTATGAAATTACCAGTCTCCATATCAATAACCTTATTCTGGTTAGATATGTTACCTGCAAGTTTCCCTGCGGACTGTCCTTTCTTACCTTCGTTGAATGAATCAACAAAACCAAACTTCATAGACTGCGCGTAGTACATCCACTTCTCTATCTCCCATCCGTCAGGAATAAGTGATAAATCTATTAAAGCTATTTTACCTTGGTTGGCTGCCATAGCTAACTCTAGTCTATACCATAAAGTAATGTATAGATAAATCCAAGGGACTAATCTATCCATCAATGATACCGACTGAGTGTTGTTGGCGTTATATATAGTACCTACATAACCAGAACTACATGTAGATAAATTATCCATGTGTCTGAATTGCTGCGGGCGTACACGTATGTTTATGTACGTGCTTTCTCCAATTTTAGTTCCTTCCCAGTACTCACTAACCCAAAGCCATTTAATTGACTCTCCAGCAGAACCGTCTAGTTTGTAAGCTTCAGAAACAACTGCTTCCTGAGGCATCCCTAACTCATCCATGTAAGTTAGATTTCCGATCTTACGCATAGATTTCCAAACAACCTTAGTTACCCTGATGTTTCCATCTCTATCGTAGTAATTATTCATAGCATCTCCATTCTCTTCGGAGCTGTCTTGAATCATTAACTTTTCTGCGGGGTAGTTTAATAGACTCTTACTTTCGATAGAAGAACGGTTTCCGTTCTCTTTTTCTAGGTCGTCTATTTGTTTTGCGGTAAGGTCCTCATAGAAATTATCTAAAACAGAGTTAACCGACATATAAGTGTCTTCCACTATTACGTCAGCCTTATCTACATAATCTTCGTTGTGAGGTAAAAGACAATAAAACTCCAAAGGGTTTATTCTCCTTACAGTAGGTTCGTTAGATATTTCTTCTACACAGTAGATCTCCTCTCCTGCGATAAGAGCATCTTCCCACCCTTTAGCAAACTTAATCTTTAGAGATTGTTCTCTCTCTAAGTAGTTAAGAAGCTTATTTGCTACGGACTCATTAATATCCTGAAAATCGTAGCTAAAATACTTTTGTATGCGCTTAAGTTCTTCAGGGATATTCTCCTGAGCTTCTTGAAACATTTTTTGAGCTTCTTCCTCACTCTCAGGTTTACCAGCACCCTGAAGCATTTGCTCAGTAGATTGCTTGATTAACCCTTGAAAATAAGAAGTTACTGCTTGCTTTTTTTCGCTTTCTTTAGAAGATATAGCACCTTCATTTATAGAGCGCACCATAACAGTGAATGCTCTTTTTGCTTCCTCTCCAAATAATAAATTAAATATAGGGGATACAACGTCATAGTATTGTAATGACGCAGGCATCTCTACAGTATCTCCCAAACCTAAAGGGTCTGTTACATACTCTAAATCTTCTTTATTAAATTTACCATTATACAAGTCATAGTTCCTCTTCTTTTTACTCCGAGGGCTACGTCTTGTATTATCGTATATACCTATAAGGGAAAGGCCTGATTCAATACAGTCCTCTCCCCATTTGGTAGTTTTTTTTAGAAAGCTTAATTTTTGTCTAGGAAACTCTTTAAGCGCCATATGAAAGTTGTATTATGCTACCTCAAGTATCAAATATTCTAAAAGTGGGGTGTTAGCAGATGATTTTACTTTAATAGTCGTGTTGTCTGCGCTTGGGTAGAATAAAAATTCTTCTGGCCCTAACATTGCAAACTCTTGACCACCATCATCAAAAAAGATGATGTCATCTACTAGGTCTAAGTTTTTAGCGTATACATACGCTTTTTCATCAACTGCTCCAGATAAAGCTTCCACAGTTAATTCTAAGAATGCTCCTGCAGCAGTTTTAACCACTGTTAACCCTTGACGGTTATCCCCGTCTATAGTTAAAGAGTCAGTTACCGTCTTGGATATATTTACAGTATCGAACAAGTCTGTACTTGAGATACTAAAGGTTGTTTTTAAAGTTGCCATGTTTTATGTATTAAAGATTATGCTCCTAAAGCTTTTTCCATTAAAATAAATTCCACTACAGGGTTTCCTGTTTTAGGTTCAAGATCCACCGTCTGCATGTGAGCTATAGGAATAAATAAGAATTCCCCTGGCCCTAGTTGAGCAAAGTAGTCACCTGTAGTACCAATACTACCAACAGCTTCTCTTAATCTAATCATTAATATCTCTCCTGAGACAGAACTTAGGTTGTGTAAAAATAAGTAAGCCCTATCTAAAGTACCTGCTAAAGGTCTGATAGCTGTTCCTGTACCTAAAGTTAAGCAGTCTACAGTACCATTACCTGATGTTATTATTCGTCCCATTACCTGGGTGTCTCCCGCAGGAGATAGTACGTCTGTCTCTGTAAAACTAAGCGCTTGCTTTGCAAACAGGTCAGTACTAGAAAGAGACAAAGTTACGTTTACTTTTGCCATGTTATTGTTTTTTTTAAATTCGCGAATTAAAGTACAAAAATATACAATTATTTAGACTACACAACATCTAACCTAACTACTTAGTAATTAAGTTTAATATTTTATAGCTAAAAGGACTTTCTTTTTTTTCTTTTAAAGATAGTCTTATTCCAGAAATCCTGGTCATGTATAGTAGTTATTTTCTTTTCTTTCTCTACGGTATGCTTCTTAACCTCCTCTAAATGGTACATAACCATCATGAATGCCATAACCCTATCAAAGTTATCGTTATCATTATAGGCTATCAATTCCTTTAGAAGTCCTTGGCTCCGTATCTTATGGAGATTCATAAGACTTTCGTCTTGTCCGTAGTTATCTAATAACCACATCTTTATGAGTTCCTCTCCGTAATTCTTTAAGGGTTTAGACATATGCATACCCTTACCTCTACTCACTTTACTGTTCTGAACAATATCCTTTATTATCTCAGGTTGGTCCAGAAGTAAGTGGGTTTCATGCTTGTGTTCTAAGTATTGATACAAACCCTTTCGCTCGTTCTCGTAGAGACACTTAGCGTTGTAAAACTTTAACAGTCGTCTTACTACCTCGTAGTACTTGTTAGCTGTCTCTGGTCTACCAGTATATTCAGCCACAATCCTATTGGTGAGCTTATTTAATACTATTAATGAACCTAAAGAAGCTGTAGTAGCTTCGTCATGATCATAAGGGTCACACCCTGCAACATACATGCCATAAGGAATTTCCTCTTCTCCGTTCTCGTAAGGCATCTCATGTATAATAACACACCCCTCGATCTCATCGCTTATTCTTAAAGGGTAGTCATATATGGGGCTCAACTTAGCATCGGGCTTCCATTCTATCTTACCTTCCGTGGTTACAAATAACTTTCCTATGTAATCTAAATTAGCGCTAGCATTCTCTACTTCAAGATTAGCTAACGTATCCATAAGATCAGCAGTAGGGAAATGGTTCCCAGTCTTCGTTAGGAAGACTTCTGACGGCTTTAAAGGCCTGTTCTGGAGCTCTGCATTCAATGCGCTTCTAGAGTTCTTCCCAGAGCGTAATTTGTCTCTAAATTTATCTAGGTATGCTTTAGCTGGAGCTTCGTCTGTAAATCCATTCTTATCCTTATACTGATTCAATCCCATGTACGCGGGAACGAAGTAGGAGATCTTTCCTTTATCTTCCCAAGTATCGTCAAATGATATTAAGTCATATACATCAGGATTGTAGAACATATCTCTTGCATCTACGGTACCTCCACCTTCCATATCACCACCAGTACCTAAGTACATACAGCTACCGAATTTGTAAGAACCATTCTTCATACACTCCACCGAAGCTTCGTGTGCTGCTTTAAGATTAGAGAACATACCAATCTCCTCCATCACCATTACAGCGGGACGCGTACCATTGGCAGCGAATGCGTTATCTCTAAATGTTCTGTGCTTGATCTTGGACCCACTACCTCTAGTTTGCCAAGTACCCCCAAGTTTCTTTTTGTATTCAGCTCTAATCTCTTTACCTGACATCCAAGAGCCTGCGTACTGCTTAGCAAAAGGAGAGGGGTAGAATTTATCTTCTAACTCAACATACCCAGGAAGATTATCTAAACCAAACTTAGTTTTAGCTAGAATATCTGCAGAGAATTTAGCATCACCTGCAGCAGCTACGATTTCTGTAGATGGTGGTTTTGCTATATATGCTGGGTCGTACTCTTTCATTCCGTCGAACAAGAACTCATGACCAATAACCCCACCAGCAACCCCATAGGACTTACCAAAACCACGACTACCCATCATCATCATATTCTTAGCCTCATTCTCAAACAAAGGCTTACCCATGTTCTTAGAAAAGGTTTTACGCATATACTCACGCGCAGGTACATATATTTTACCGTCCTTATCTACTCCAGCTTCTTCAAACTCTCTATCACAAGTAAAAGTCTTGTCCTCAGAGAACCCAGAGAAACCCCTAGCCTCAGTCCAGTTATAAAAGAAATCCCACTCCAAGTCACGAAGAAACGGCTTTCCAGGTTCCTTGGTCTTAGAATGGGCTGACTTATTCAGTAGTATAGTCCAAAAATTAACATAGAAGTATAGGGAACCTGGCATCCAAACACCACCAACCCAACACCCCTCTATACTCCTCTGCTTCTGTTCTCGCCAAAATAGCAAGTACTGTTCACTAGCAGGGTGGTACTGAGGGATTTCCTCTAAGATAAAATTTAATCTATTTATCATATAAGTCCAGTCTCCGAGGCAGACTCTACTGCACCACCTTTAGTGGCACCTTCGTCTTTCTCTTTTTCCACCATTCTCAATAGTCTTTCGTAATCTTCGAACAACTTGATGTTGGTGGAGAGTAATTTTTCAATTGTTGTAGAATCCTCTTCGTAGGTAAGCTCCGCTAAGTAGATAGACTTCTCATCCATCTTCTGTTTCCAGACAGACAGTTGTCGTTTAGTAGGAGTGATCAGCATACTTTCGTAATACTGACATGCTGCCTTGACGTCTGCCCATTTAAACTTAGCGTCCTTAAGGTAATCCTCTGCTATCATCCTCTTCCTATTCCCAAGGGATATATTAGAAAACTTAGAGTCAGGATCCACTAAAAGCGCAATAGCCCACATTATCTGTGAGCTTTTGCTTTTACCTTTACTTTTATCCTTATTCAGAATATCAGCAAAGGGCTGGGGTACCTTCAATTGCGGGTTAGCTCTCCAGAAGTTAACCTCTACGTCAAACCCGTTTAATATCATCCTACTATACCTAGTACGTTATACATATCCATTTGGAAATATTCAACGTCGCCTATCTTAACCATAAAGCCTTGGCCTTTAGGTATAACAGTGTCTCCTACTTTAATCTCCGTCACCTCAGTTCCAACAGCAACAACTAAAGCTTCTCCGCTTTTGTTCTCTTGCTCTTCCTTGACCATGGATTCAGATTTAATAATTCCAGAGGTTGTCTCAACTTCTGTTGCGGGGATCTCTACTACAATAGTTCTCCCGATTGGTGTGTACTTAAGTGCT